TGCTTGTTCAAGTCGGCGGCTCGTCGGTTGACGTTCGGTGCGAAGCGATCCTCTCTGGCCCGAGGTTCGGGCCGCTGATCAACATATTCGGATTCATCGAAGCGATGATGCCGCTGCACATCCGCCCGACGCTCGGGCAGGGTGCGTTCTGGAGCCAAGTGCTCACGCGGATGCTGGAGAAGTTTGAGCCGACCACGGAATACATCATCACGCTGGACATGGACTCGTTCGTGAGCCGCGAGAACATCGAGCACCTGTTCGCGCTCGCGATGACGTTCCAGTGCGACGCGCTCGCTCCGATCCAGACCAAGCGGGAGGACGGCAGGCCGATGCTCACGCTGCTCGACACGCTCGACAACCCACCGGAAGGCGGCGTGACACAGGTTCCGAAGGAGTGGTTTGGGCATCCCGTGCAGCAGGTGGATACCGCGCACTTCGGCTGCACGATCATCTCGACCGCTGCCCTGCGGCGGATGGCGAAGCCGTGGTTTCACGAGCAGCCCGGTCCAGACGGGCGGTGGGACGAAGGACGTACCGACTCTGACATCTCGTTCTGGCGGCAGTTCAAGGCGTGCGGGAACCGCCTCTACATCACGCCGCGAGTGGCAATCGGCCACGGCGAATACGTCATCACATGGCCGAGCCAAGAACTTGGCAAGCCTATTTTTCAATACTGCAACGAGTGGTCGGAAACTCGCAAGCCGCCAGCCTCTGCATGGAAGGTGGATTGAATCGTGAAAATACGGATGCTCCGACCCTACGGTGCGTACAAGCCGGGCGAAGTCCTCGACCTCCCGGAGCGGCAGGCCGAAGGCCTCGTCGCGTGGGAGTACGCCACCGAGGTGCGAGACTCGCAGCAGACCTTGATTGAGACAGCCAGCGTCGAGCCGGTGGCCGAGACGGCCGACGTGACGCCGAGGAGACGAAAACGGTGAGACGCTACCGCAGCCTCAAAAGACTGACCGCCCCGGCTGCGGAGCCGATCACACTGGCCGAGGCCAAAAGCCACCTCCGCGTGGACACCACGGCAGACGATTCGCTGATCACGGGCTACATCACGTCAGCCCGCGAGTGGTGCGAGGACTACATCGACCGTGCCTTGGTCACGCAGCAGTTGACCATGCGGCTCGATGCGTTCCCCGCCGAGATTGAACTGCCTCGCCCCCCGATGGCGACGGCTGGCACAGCCACGGCTGTGTCGGTGACCTATACGGTTGGCGACTCGCTGGCGACCGCTACGCTCTCGACAAGCTCTTACCGCGTGGATCGCGACGCTTCACCGGGCGTCATCCGCAACATTTACAACGGCTCGTGGCCGTCGCACCTACTCGACCAGAACTCGGTGTCGGTCACATGGTGGGCTGGCTACGGCTCTGCAGCCGACGTGCCGCAGCGGGTCAAAACCGCTCTGCTCATGTGTGTCCACGAAATCTACGAGAAGCGCGGCGGCGGTGAGATGCCAGACGCCGCGAAGCGGCTGCTCGACTCCATCGCGTGGGGGTCATACACATGACGCTCGACGGACGAGTGAACGTGGACGTGCTGTTCCACGACGTGAATGGCACTTCCGCCATCAAAGTTGTGACGCTGAACAACTCGCAGGAGTTCCCTGATGGCAAGGTGGCCGTGATCACGGGGACGGCTGGGACACAGGCTGTGAGTTTCGGCTCCATCGGGCAGACAACCTACCGAAACGCGGCAGGCCAAGCGGTTCTGATGGACTCCGTGGAGCGAGTGATATTCACGTGGAGCGGCGACTTTCCGAGAGCGTTGGATGAATACGGAGACACGCAGTTCTATATGCAGTCCGTTAAAGGGATTCCAGCCATGACGTACTTCCCGGCGTTCATTCCAGCGATTCGGATGTCTGCCGGTGTCGGGACCGGGACATACAAGATTATTCTCTGCGAGAGTTTCAACCCGTGAGCATCGAAGGCCGCATTAGCGTTGACGCGACGTTCCACGACAAGAGTGGCGACGAGGCACTCAACGTTGTGAGCCTGAGTGCATCGCGTGAGTATCTGACAGGCAAGGTGGCAGTGGTCACCGGCACTGTTGGGGCGTCAAACCAAACTTTCCTGACTGTTCCCTCAACGTACAGAAACGCTGCTGGCTCAATCGTTTCGTTCGAAGGCGGCGTGTACGTGATTGTGTTTATGTGTTCTTCTGATGCGACCTTGAGTGAGGTGTCTGGCGATGGTTACTCGCGCGCCATCGCCAATACGCCGGTCGTGCTGCATCCAGAGCAAAGCGGCATTGACGGCTTTACTATCCGAACCAACAGCGGCACAGCCACCTACACGGCGGTGATGTATGGCTCTTGATGCCGGGACACTCCGCGAGCGCGTGACGGTGCAGCAGGCGACCGAGAATCGGAACCGCTTGGGAGAGTCCATCTCTGAGTGGGCCACGTTCACAACTGTGTGGGCCGATGTGCAAGGCGTGTCCGCACGCGAATACCTTCTGGCGGGTCAGCAGCAGATTGAACTTTCGCACCGCGTGAAGATGCGGTATCTCACCGGCCTCACGTCAAAGATGCGGCTGTCGTGGCGTGGCCGCACGCTGGAAATCATTTCGATCCTTGAGCACGAGAACCGCAGCATTCACGAACTCATCTGCCAGGAGGTGCAGTGATGGCTGTCGCTGGCATCAAACTCGACATCAACACTGCGGAACTCACGAACCTCAGGCAGTCCATCCAGCGGTTCTTTCCGAACAAGCAGGCTGCGGAAATCCTTGCTCCGATCATCCGCAAGGCCATCAAGCCGACGGTGAACTACCTTCGGTACATCACGCCGGTTGGCCCAACTGGGAACCTCAAGCGTGCTGTGTCGAGCAAGGTTGTCACCTACAAGCAGGACGGCGTGGCGGTCGGCATCGTTGGCTACACGCGGGCTGGCAGTGGTGCTTCGAGCAGTGCCGCAGGCGGCAGCGTGCGGGCTGGCAAGGACAGAGCATTTCATCAGGGGCTTGTTGAGTTCGGCACGAAGGAGCGAAAGATCACTCAGGCCAAGCGGCGAGTCTACGCCAGAAAAAGCCCTACCAAGCCGTTCGCGCGCCGCCGAAACGGGCAGTGGGAACTAGTGATGGGAAAAGGCGTACTTCATACCGTCGAGGAGCGAACGCCGACCTACATCGCATCGTCATTCAACAAACTTGGTCCGTTCTCGATAGCGAAGTCTGTTGGAGGGGACGGGCGGGTGCAGACTGATCCTGCTTATCCGAAGGCGTTTTTCCGCAAGTCAAAAACGCCAATCATCATCCCCGAGATGCCAGTCGGCGGATCGGGAGGAGTGCCACCGCTCAAAACGGCGTGGGAGCAGACGCAAGCCATTGTGGCTGATTCGCTACGCCGCGACCTTGCGTTGACGCTGGAGCAGGCGTGGGCCGCCCTCCGGTACAGAGATTCCGGAACCGGCAACGGCACGGACACGCTCTAGGCTGCATGGGGATGGGGAGCGTGCCGCATAGTGCGGTATGCCACTCAAGAGTCCCGAGCAAGGCCTCGCCTACGTTCTTGTTTCTGACCCCGCCGTGGCGGCTGTGGTTGGGACGCGAGTGTATCCCGTGATTGCCCCGGCGACGGCCGCGCTCCCTTTTGCAACGTGGCGGCGGGCTGGCGTCCAGCGGTCGCACACGCTCGCTGGCCCGATGGGAATGCCGACCGTCGTGCTGTCTGTTGACCTCTACGCCGAGACGTATGAGGCAGTAAGAGACCTTGCCGACCGCGTGCGGCGTGCTCTGGATGGGTACGGGGGGTCGCCGTCAGACTCGGTATTAGTGAGCAACGTAAGCCTCGACAACGAGGCCGACGGGTTCATTCAGTTGGCCGGCGGCGACGTGCCACCCGTCTACAGCGTGACGCAGACTTACTCAATTATGTGGTCCGAGATATAGGAGCCGAACTCAATGGCCGATACTCCTCATGACGGTACAGGCACAGTCCTCAAGTTGGGTGCTACCAACTACACCGCCACGAACATCGTCATCACTTTCACCGACCCGAACGCCGGTGCTGAGAAGATTGACGTTAGCCATCTCGGGCTTACCACTGGTGCGTCAATCCTCACGCAAGACAAGCCGCTCCAAGGCAGCACGACCGACACGGGGCGTCAGATTCAGTTCGACTACATCGGCAAAACGATCATCGCTGACGCATCTACCGGAACGTGCTCGATCTTCATCGGCGGCACGGCGTTGCTCGGAACGGTTGCCTATACCGTCAACTCGTCAACGCTGACGCTGGCGACGAACGACGCGATCCGAGGGCAGGCCACGCTCCGCATCGCTCGCTCGTAGTCGCATGACGGAGGCCCGTCATGGCGATTGCCTGCACTGGAGTCACCGCCGTCTGGAATGGCACGGCGTTCGGTGAGGTGTCGAAGATCGACGTACAGCGCGGCGGCGAGTTGCCGATGGGCCGCTCGACACGCTGGACGCTTGACGCAGGGACTATAGAGATAGCGTCCTTCTCCACGACGCGGCTGACGGCTGACCAGTACGGCCTCAAGTCGACGCTTCAAGTGATTGGTGGCGGGCTGACCTTCACGACGAAGGCAATCTGTCAGTCGCTTCGTGCAACAGGGGCCGTCAACGACGTGACGCGTTACGTCGGTGTTTTCAAGATTGTCATGGAGTCTTAGGTATGCCACTCACAGCAGCAGAACTCGCAGCCCAAATCCTCGCCGCCGATGACCTCGGCATCCTCAAGGTGACGGTCAAAGAATGGCCTGACGCCGAAGGCAAGCCGATGGTGCTCGGCATCCGCGTGATGACGGTCGGAGAGCGTGACGGCTACGAACGCGAGTGGATCGGAAAGCGCGAGAGCGGCATCGAGAACTTTAGAACGAAGTTCCTGGCCCGCTGCCTGTGCCACCCCGAGAGCGGCGAGCGGCTGTTCACCGACGAGCAGATCGCCAGCCTAGCCAGCAAGTCAGCCAAGGTCGTGTCCACGCTCTTTGAAAAGGCGATGAGCCACAACGCAATGAGCGAGGCAGACGTGGAGGAACTCGCAAAAAACTAAACCTCCGTCCGTCGAGGCAGTTCCTGTTTCGGCTGGCGGGGCATCTAGGAATGACGGTCGGCGAACTGGAACGCCGCATGACAACGAGAGAACTTGCGGAGTGGATGGCATACGTCAGGCACTTCCAAGCGATTCCCGACTCATGGGCGCAAACAGGTCTGCTCGTCTCCGCAGTGATGGCTCCCTACAGCGCAAAAGGACAATGCCCAAAAGCCAGCGACTTCAATCCTATTGAACCTCCTCCGCAGCACATCCTGCAAGCAAAGGAGGCAATCATGGACCTGAGGAAGCAACTTGGATTCGACTGATGGCAAGCGTGCTCGGACTAGCGTTGAAGATTTCTGCGGATGCTACCGGCATCCAGCAGAGTCTCACGCCTGTTGAGCGTGCTCTCAAGCAACTGGACACCGAGGCCGCGAAGGTCACGGAAGTGTTCAAGACGTTTGCAACCGCGAGCGGCGGTGCTGGCAAGGCGCAGCAGCAGTTCGCCACTGACCTCGCGTTCTTGCAGTCCGCACTCCGCACTGGCAAGGTGGACGGCGAGCAGTTCGCGGCTGAGTTTGCGAAGATTTCTGAGGAGGCTACCAAGACGGCAGAGGCGTTCCGCGAAGGAGCGGCACTGACCGCAGCCAATCGCACGGAGGAGGAGAAGCGGACGGCCGAACTGGCGAGACTGAACGAACTGCTCAAGCTCGGTGCCATAGAGCAGGAGACGTTTAACCGTGCTGCCGCCGAGGCGAGCGGTGCAAACAAGGCAGCAGCGGCGGCGGCAGCCGAGGCAGCCAAGACCGCTGCCGCCGCCGACAAGACGCGAGCGGATCAGGCAACGCGAGCCGCTGCGATTGTCGAAGCCAATCTCACGCGGGAGCAGAAGGCACAGCGAGACTACGGAGTATCCACGCGAGAACTTAACGCGCTCCGCAATCAAGGCTTGCTGACCGAGCAGGAATACTCCACGGCGTTGCAGCGTGTCTCTAAGGACTACGCCAAGGCGACGCTCGCTGCTGACAAGTTTGGGAAAGAGTCAGCCGGTGCAGGCGACGCTGGCAAACTCAAGTTCAACGAACTCAGCGGCGTGCTGTCCGCTCTGCCTGGGCCTATTGGCAACGTGGCCGGTCGCCTGTCTGGATTGTCGAGTGCTGGCGAGGGTCTTGGTCGCGTGTTCTCTGGCGGGCTGTCGCAAGGCTTATCGTCAGTCGGAAGTTCGGTGATTGGCCTCATCAACCCGTTCACAGCCGCGCTCGCTGGTGTGGCGGCATTTGCGGCTGGAGCCGCTGCCGTGGCTCGCGGACTCATGGACCTTGAAGACCGCGTTGAGAAACTCGGCAACACGGCTGACAAACTCGGCGTCTCGTTTGAGTTCATCCAGACGCTTGAGGCGGCGGCGACGCGGAGCGGGACGAGCATTGACGCTGTGAGTTCTGCGTTTGGTCGCCTCCAGAAGAACGTGACGGGAGTAGACGAGGAAAGCAAGACAGCACAGGCCGCACTCAAAAGCCTCGGAGTTGCAGCGGAGGACTTGCAAGCACTCAAGCCAGAGGACCAATACAAACTCATTGGCGAGCGGCTGCAAGCCATCGAAGACCCCGCGAAGCGGACAGCGGCTGCGATCAACTTGTTCGGCAAGAGCGGGACAGACTTGCTCCCGTTCTTCAAGAACCTTGGCGGTGCGTCTGACGATATGGAGCGGTTTGGTCGCGCACTGACCGCCGTAGACCGCAGGCGGATTGACGATTTCGGTGCTGGCCTCGACGCACTTGGCGTGGCAACGCAAGGGCTCGGGCAGTCGCTGCTCCTTCCATTCGTTGGGCTTGGAGAAGGAATCACCAAGGCGTTCGCGGAGGTTGTTGCTGGCCTCACTTCAATCGTTGATCCAATCGGCCAAGTGCTTGAGCCTATCTTCACGCAGATCGGCCGCGTCATTGAGTTGATTGGCACGAACCTCGGCAACCTCGGCAGGGCCATTGGTGCTGTGCTCAAGCCGTTCGGTGTGATTGTGCAGGGGATCGCTCAAGCGTTTGAGCCGCTGAACGATGGAGCACTCAACTTCTTCAAGGCCATCAGCGATGGAGCGGTGGCGGCGACCGAGTTCGTGATGTCATTCACGCCAGTGGGGCTCATCGCGGACAACATGGGCGTGATCTCCGAGACGCTGAGCCGCATTGTCACGATCATCACCACGGCGTTTGCCAAGGCAGGAGAGTACGTTGCAAACCTTGCTGGGCAGTTCGGAGAACTGGTTGCCAGCACGCCGCTCCTGTCCACGCTCGGCGACGTGGCCTCGGCTGTGTTTGGAACCATCGCGACGGTGATTGGCAACCTTGTGTCTGGTATCGGCGAGTTTGTCGGGAACCTTCTGACGATTGCTGAGTATTGGCTTGATATTGAGAAGTCAACGACCAAGACCTCAGCGGCCACCGTGGCTGTTTCCGAGAACACCGCCGAAGTTTCCAAGGAAGCGCAGAAGGCAATCGAGGAGCGTGAAAAAACTTTCCAGAAACTCCGCGAGGAAGTGAACAACGCGATAGATGACTCGCGGAAGTTCGGTGCGGCTGGCAAGGAAGCATCGCTGGCATACGAGTCCTCCATTGAGCAACTCAAGAAGCGGCTGTCCGCTGGCATCATTGACGAGGAGCAGTTCCGTCGTTCGGTGCGAATGGCCGGTCAGGCTTTTGACGAGGAAATCAAGGCCATTGAGGAGCGTTCAAAACTTGAAATAAAGGTCAAGGAGAACGCCGAGAAGGCCATTGAAAAGGTCGCTGACCAGATTGACAAGGCGGCTATCAAGGCCGAGGACTTCGGAAAGGCTGGCGACCGTGCGCTTGCACAGTTCGCGGGTCGTGCTGACTCGCTGAAACTCCAGTTCTCCGCTGGCCTCATTGACGAGAAGCAGTTGGAGCAAGGCGTCGCCGCAGCCAACCGCGAGTACGACAAGCAGATTGAAAAGATAAAGGCTGCGAACACTGAGCGGCAGCGGCAGATTGACGCTGACCAAAAGCGTTCGGAAGCGTTGCTGGACGAGATGGATAAGACGCGAGCCGTGCAGCGTGACCGCGAAGCGGTGGAGCGTGAGGTTGCCCGCGTGCGACAAGAGGCTGCGGCCACTGGGTTCTTCACGCCAGAGCAGCGGCAGCAGTTGCTCGACCTCCAGAAGTTGCAGGGAGAACTAGCAGAGAAGCAGCGTGCCGTGGCACAAGGGTTTGAGAAGGGCTATGCCGAGGCGTTCGACAAGACTCGTGAGAAGTTCGACTCGCTGATCGTGAAGTCCGAGGAGTTCGGCACGGCTGGATACGAAGCCGCG